CGGTAGTGTTGGATTGATTTACGTTGGCGCAGACTCTAAGGTCGAGCTTAAAGAAAAGAAAGACCGCGTTGAAGATGCGATCTACGCTACGCAAGCAGCCTTAAAAGAAGGTATTGTAGCGGGCGGGGGTGCTGCACTGCTCCACGCTTCGCAAAAGATTAAAGCTAAAACACCAGGTCACCGTGCGTTACTGAACGCTATTCGATCGCCGTTCAAAACAATAATGGCAAATGCCAATATAGAATTGAGTGAGCCGGTTGTCAAAAAGAACTGGGGTGTAGACGCCGTAACTGGCAAACACACCAATATGATTAAAGCCGGCATTATTGATCCGGTGCTTGTTACAAAAACGGCATTAAAAAATGCGGTTAGCGTTGCAACCACGATTATTTCTGCTGATGTAGTAATTTCAAACATGAGACTAGATGAAAGCGGTAAATAATTATATTGTAATTAAGAAAATCAAGGAGCCGACCAAAATGGTTGGTGGCCTTGAATTAACAGAGAAGCAAAACAGCGACGTTAGGTATTTAAAAGCTGAGGTCATTAGTTGCGGACCATTAGTCATTGGCGTTGAGGCCGGGGATATTATTCGATACGATAAACACGCCGGTCACGGTATTGAATGGAACCAAGAGTTGTTCCATATCATTAATGTCGGCGATGTAGTTATAGTAGAATGAGGCTAGAGCCAAACGACTTGCGCGATTTAAACCTGTTTAAGTATTACAGGCTTGTTAGAAAATGGGCTTGTAAGACTTACGGGATTAATGACGCTGATTTAGAGCTATTAATATATCTCGATTGTAAAGATCGATTTACACGTGATGATTTTATTAATGGCACTTACACCTACTCTTGGGATAAAGATCGGTGGGAGAGGCTGCGAAGAGAAGGCTGGATTGAGGTCTGGCGTCATAGAAACCGCACTACAATTAAATACAGCGTGTTTAAGGTTTCAATGAAAACAAAGCGGTTAATAACAAGAATTTATAATATTTTGCTAGGCTACGAGGACATGCCTATCGGTCAGTCAAGTAAGTTTTATAAGAACAAATCATACACGGATAAAGTCTACAATAAGGCTATTGACGATATGATAAAAGATAAAGAGCGATGAAGCCAATTACAGAACGAGCTAAATGCAAATACGGCATGACGCCAAAAACTCAAGAGGTAACTATTGACGCCGCTGGTAAAAAAGTAGGCAACTTTTCACCGTGTAAAAAATGCGGTAAAATTGGCTGCGGCTGTTAATAATGTTTAAATTAAAGAACAAAGAGGCGCTGTTTGGTATTAATAAAGAAGCGTCAGAGTTTGGCACACCGGTTTTTGAAAAGAAATTAGGCGATGGCATTATGGCTGAAGCTAATCGTGACGGCACTATTTTTGTGCAAAAGGGGTTAAGCCAAAAGCAAATTAATAATGCGGTAGCGCACGAAAAAGTGCACTTAGAGCAAATGGCTCAAGGGCGTTTAGACTATACAAATGGAGACGTTATGTGGAAACAAAACACAAAGTCCCCAATGAAACTATTTAACCGCAAGCTAATGGCGGAAGGCGCACACAATCTACCGTGGGAAAAAGAAGCATATAACAAAACTAAATAATACGGGGTTACACTGGGCGTGCAGTAGGAATTCGCTACCTTGAATTTTTATTCGCCCACCCCTTTTTTCATTATGGCATACGTACAACACAATTCTCCGTTTTTAAAGAAAGGCGATGCGCCTTCGCGCAAGAAATCGAAGGGATACTACAACGAAGCTAAGCCTACAGGCACTGGGGCAGATGCAGGCGGCGGTATGTCTGAAAAAGGTGTAAAAAAATACAGAAGAGACAATCCGGGCAGCAAGCTACAAACAGCCGTTACTAAAGACCCTTCTAAATTAAAGAAAGGCAGTAAAGCTTGGAAAAGAAGAAAATCATTTTGTGCGCGCTCTAAAGGGTGGACCAGCGAACGTGGTCGCGCAGCACGCCGTAGATGGAATTGCTAATAAAGAAATAAATATATAAAATGGGATCATTTACTAATCAACCTGATTTTGCAACGCAGGCAACTGCAATTACCGCGTCAGATACTATGGACGGCACTACAAATTTGGGCAAAGCCGCATTGTACGTTGGCACAGGTGGGGACGTAGCGGTTATTGTTAACGGTACATCACCTCAAGTTGCTAATGCGGTAGTGTTTAAAAACGTTAGTGACGGATGCTGGTTGCCGGTTATCTGCGATTATGTAATCGCTACCGGAACGTCTGCATCTGACATTGTAGCAGTAAAATAATATGGCTGTTGGTATTAGCCGTGGTATCGGCATAGGTATGAAAAAATGTTGTGGAGGCGGAACAATTTCACCACCTCCACCTCAACCATTTCCTTTAAGGTTTGTTAATACCTTTGATACTCCGGCTCCCTCGGGGTGTGATACATTTGAAGCGACCGTTCTTATAACAAGAAATGGGTCAACTTTTACTGCCTCTGAAATGACTAAAAGCTCTAATGGTGTAGCGGTTACTACTGTTGATCCTATATATGTTTATGCTACGGACAATGTGCAGGTAAATGTGGAAGCATTCCCAATTACAGATCCAGCGTGTAGTCCTAATGATACAACTACTGTAGAGACGTCTATAGGCAGCGCAAATAATTTGACGCTTTTCAATACCGCAGCTTCAAATGATACCTACCCAACCTCCGCGAGTGCGTTCACACCAGTTCAAAACACCCGGGATGTTATTAGCATTGAAGGTTTTGCAACTAATACATCGTCGCCGGTAAGCGCATTTACAGTAACATTGGGTTCAAGTCAACCGACTAATACTCAAAGCTGTACTACATTTGACTTAACGGTAAATGTTTACGACGCTCAAGGCGGAAATCTTGTTGCTACAGAAACGGCAACTAAAATATCAAATAATAATCCGTCTATTAGCGCCCCGCAAATAACAGTATACCCTGGTTACTATATAGAATGTATTGTAACTTCGCAAGCGCCGGGCAATGTTACTTGTCAGCAAACATGGACGGGCACCGATGTGTTCCTTGAAACAGGCCCTACTGGAGGTACGTTAACAAATAGACTAATAGTACAATCTTCGCCTGTGCCACCAAACCCGCCTGGATCGGATTACGTTCAAATGTCATATTCATTCTTCCCAGTGCAGGGCACGGAAGACGAGATTAACATATACAGTGTGGGTTAATCTTAAATGTTAGATAATATCTAAAATAAGTGATAATAAATACATAAACAATTAAATTTTAATTAAATGAAGAAGATTTCTGAAGAACAATTAGAGCAATTGCAAAAATTTGTTAATGCAATTAACGAAGGCCAAGTGGCGCTAGGCGGCTTGGAGTTGCAAAAGCAAGACGTACTTTCACAAATTGCAGCGGTACGCCAACAGTTAGGCGATGTACAAGCAGAGCTTAAGGAAGAATACGGCGACGTAACCGTTGACCTTAAAACTGGGGAGATTACCGATGCAGCTGATCCGCAAGATTAGTATTGGGAAGGACTATAAAAATGACGCCATGCACTATTCTGTTGGACAGGAAGTGTATGGCGGTCATACCATAGTTAACATTATAGAAGAGGAAGAAAAGTACTCTATCTATATTCAGAAAGGAGATTCAGTAATGCCATGGAAAGACTTTAATAAAAACATGGCTATATCCGTTGAATACGATCTTAAATACTAATGAAGAGTGTTTTTGATTTTTTGGTAGCGCCAAAAGGTGAAAGAACAACCTCAGCTAAAGAGGTAAACGGAAAACAACTGATCTTAAATACAGAATTACAAAACCACCAATACGTTTCTAGGATTGGCATTGTTAAAGCGGTGCCCACGGCTTTTGAAACGGAAATTAACGTTGGCGATGAAGTAATAGTTCATCATAATGTTTTTAGGGTTTTTAAAAATATACGCGGCGAGGAAAAAAGAAGCAGATCTTATATAGACGAGAATCTTTACGCTGTAAATATAAGCCAAATCTTTGCATATAAAAGAAACGGCGAATGGAAATCAATTGAGGGGTTTTATTTTGTAAAGCCTATTGTTAGCAAAGACAAGTTTTCTTTGGATAAAGAAGAGCCACTGGTTGGGATTGTCAAATATGCTAACGATACGTTTGAGACTGGAGCGCTTGTTGGGTTTAGACCTGGCATGGAATACGAATTTAATATTGAGGGACAACGTTTATACAGAATCCCTGCTAATCAAATAACAGTCCAATATGAGTACGAAGGAGACGAAGAGGAATATAATCCAAGCTGGACGTAAAGCGGTTGAAGAGCTAATTAAAGTAGCCGAAGAAAAAATCATTACAAATACAGAAGATGATGTTTCTGCGGACCGTTTGAAAAATGCGGCGGCTACTAAAAAGCTTGCAATATTTGACGCCTTTGAAATCCTTACGCGTATTGAAGAGGAAGAACGTATATTAGAAAATAAGCCAAAAGTAGAAGAGGAAAAGAAAGCTTTTTCTGGTTTTGCTGAAAGAAGATCTAAGTAATGTACGAGCAGACTCTTGTTAAGACAATTGAGCCGGTAAAGCTTACCACAATACATCGTTTAAATAAGTCTAAGAAATGGGCTTATGGCTATAATAAAGAGCACGATATTGTTGTTATCAGCAAGACAGGTGAGATTGGAGAAATAATTGAAATACAAAATTTAGCAATAGCATTGCCGCCCGTACCTAAAGATTTAAAGAAAGGTGCTAATAAATGGCAGGTTGCTGAATATCCCAAGGAGCTTAAAAACATCAAAACCATATTTGATTGGAAAACATATCCAGATGAATTTAAAGCCAAATGGGAGGGATATATTGACGAAGAATTTAACCGGCGTGATAACGGTCACTGGTTTTATAATAAGGGGATTCCTACTTATATTACTGGCACTCACTACATGTACTTGCAATGGAGCAAGATTGATGTAGGTAACCCTGATTACCGCGAAGCAAACAGGTTGTTCTTTATTTTTTGGGAAGCCGTAAAAGCCGATAAGCGCTCTTACGGTATGTGCTATTTGAAAAACAGACGTAGTGGTTTTTCTTTTATGGCCTCTGGAGAAACGGTAAATATGGCAACAATATCCAGCGATGCTCGATTTGGTATTTTGTCTAAAACCGGTTCTGATGCTAAAAAGATGTTTACAGACAAGGTTGTACCTATATCTGTTAACTACCCATTTTTCTTTAAGCCTATCCAGGACGGTATGGATAGACCAAAAACAGAATTAGCATATCGTGTGCCGGCCTCGAAGCTAACGCGAAAGTCAATGCAAGACAACCAGCGAGAAATCATGGAAGGTCTCGATACGACGATCGACTGGAAAAACACCGGTGATAACTCTTACGATGGTGAAAAGCTAAAGCTATTAGTCCATGACGAGAGTGGTAAATGGGAGAAACCCGACAATATCTTAAATAACTGGCGCGTAACGAAAACTTGTTTGCGTCTAGGGTCCAAGATTATTGGTAAGTGTATGATGGGCTCAACCTCAAATGCATTAGACAAGGGTGGAGAAAACTTCAAAAAGTTGTACTACGACTCGGACGTTACAAAAAGAAATGCTAACGGCCAAACAAAGTCTGGTTTATACAGCTTGTTTATCCCGATGGAATGGAATTACGAAGGGTTCATCGACGAATATGGACAGCCCGTATTCACAACGCCTGAAGAAACCGTTTTAGACCCATATGGGGACGTTATTGACGTTGGGGTTATAGATTACTGGGAGAATGAAGTTGAAGGCCTTAGACACGACCAGGACGGCCTTAATGAATACTACAGGCAGTTTCCACGCACAGAGGAACACGCATTCCGCGATGAAACTAAAAATAGTATCTTTAACCTAGCTAAATTGTACGAGCAGATTGATTATAACCAAGATCTGCGTAATACTAATACCATAACCACCGGAAGTTTTCAGTGGGAGAACGGCGTAAAAGACACTAAGGTTATATTTACACCAAACCCAAACGGGAGGTTTAAAGTTTCCTGGATACCGGACGCAAGCATGCAAAACAAGCAATACTTGAAGAACGGTGTTAAATACCCAGGTAACGAACACGTAGGCGCGTTTGGTTGTGATAGTTACGATATTTCAGGAACAACCGACGGTAGGGGTTCTAAAGGAGCATTGCACGGCCTAACAAAGTTTAGCATGGAAAATGCCCCGCCCAGCACGTTCTTTTTAGAATATATAGCTAGGCCGCAAACTGCTGAAATATTTTTTGAAGATGTATTGATGGCATGCGTGTTTTACGGAATGCCTATACTAGCAGAAAATAACAAACCTAGATTACTTTACCATTTCAAACGCAGAGGCTACAGAGGCTACTCTATGAACCGCCCTGATAAACTTTGGAATAAACTGTCGGTTACTGAAAAAGAAATTGGTGGGATTCCAAACTCTAGTGAGGACATGAAGCAAGCACACGCTGCTGCTATTGAAATGTATATAAACAAACACGTTGGATTATTGGACGACGGCACGTATGGAACAATGTATTTTGACGATACATTGCAAGATTGGGCTAAGTTCGATATAAACAAACGTACAAAACACGATGCATCGATCAGCTCTGGTTTAGCTATTATGGCTTGCCATAAAGACTTGTACAGACCTGTGGCGGCGATGCAAAAAAGAAAGCTAAATTTACATTTTGCTAAATATAGGCAGAATGGTTTCAATTCAGAAATAATAAAATAACAATATGCCTGAGTCAGTTATAAATAACTTTTTCCCTAGCCAGACTGTTAGTGACTTGGAAAAGATGTCATATGAGTATGGCTTGCAGGTTGGACGGGCGATTCAGAACGAATGGTTCTCCAATAATTCAGGTACATCAAGATTTAGAAGCAACCACAATAGCTTCCACAATCTAAGATTATATGCTAGAGGCGAACAATCTATTCAAAAATATAAAGATGAATTATCCGTAAATGGTGATTTATCTTATTTAAATTTAGATTGGAAACCGGTGCCAATACTGTCTAAATTTGTAGACATTGTTGTAAACGGCATTGCAGACAGAAGTTTTGATATTAAAGCATATTCACAAGACCCATACGGCGTTTCTAAACGTACGCAGTATATGGAGTCTATTATTCGTGATATGCAGACTAAAGAATTAAATGACTTCGCTAAGGATGCTTTCGGTATTAATCTTTATGAAAACGATCCAATGTCTCTTCCGGATTCTAAAGAAGAATTGGAATTGCATATGCAGCTTGGCTACAAGCAGGGCATTGAGATAGCTGAGGAGCTTGCGATTAACACCATCTTAGACGGTAATAATTACGATCTTACTAAGCGCCGTTTTTATTATGACTTAACCACTATTGGTATTGGAGCAGTTAAGAATACTTTTAACAAGTCGGAGGGTATTAAAGTTGAATACGTTGACCCAGCTTATATGGTCTATTCGTATTCAGAGTCGCCTTACTTTGAAGACATATATTATGTTGGTGAAGTTAAATGGGTTCCATTAAACGAACTTAAAAAACAATTCCCTAACCTCAGCAATGAGGAAATGGAAAAAATAGCCAAACAAGGTACACAGAATTACGCGGGGACTTACGACCAGTCAATGTCAAACCTTGACGCCCGCGACTCCAATACAGTGCAGATACTTTACTTCAATTACAAAACCTATGCTAACGAGGTTTATAAAATTAAAGAAAGTTCCACTGGCCTCGAAAGAGCAATTGAAAGAGACGACACGTTTGATCCGCCGGTGGACGCCGAAGGTTTCAGTAAGGTATCTCGATCTTTGGAGGTGCTTTATGAAGGTGTATTGGTATTAGGTACAGATATACTTCTAAAGTGGGATTTGGCTAAAAATATGATGCGGCCTAAGAGTGACCATACTAAAGTTAAAATGAACTATAGTATTGTTGCGCCGCGAATGTACAAAGGGCGTATTGAGTCGCTTGTAAGCCGCTGTACTGGCTTTGCCGACATGATACAGCTTACGCATTTGAAACTTCAACAGGTGATGTCTAAAATGATGCCTGATGGGGTTTACATGGATGCAGACGGCCTTGCTGAAATTGATTTGGGTAACGGCACAAACTACAACCCGCAAGAAGCGCTAAACATGTTCTTCCAGACGGGTTCTGTTATTGGACGTTCATTCACCCAGGAAGGTGATATGAATCCAGGCAAGGTGCCTATTCAGCCTTTGCAAACAGGAGCGGGTGGTCAAAAGCTGCAAACGCTTATTCAGACTTACAACTATTACTTGCAGATGATCCGTGATGTAACGGGTCTAAGTGAAGCACGTGATGGCTCTACGCCTGACGCAAGAGCACTTGTGGGTGTTCAGAAGCTTGCTGCGGCAAATTCAAATACGGCTACACGACATATATTAGATGCAGGTCTGTTCTTAACAGCTGAAACCGCGGAATGTTTATCACTGCGTATATCCGATGTTTTAGAATACAGTCCGTCTAAAGACGCATTAATCCAAAAGATTGGTGGTTACAATGTAGCTACGCTTGAAGAATTGTCTGAGCTACATCTTTACGATTTTGGCATTGTGTTGCAATTAGCGCCTGATGACGAGGAGAAAGGAATGTTGGAAAACAATATTCAAACTGCATTGTCAGCCGGGTTAATTGACCTTGAAGACGCTATTGATATTCGCG